TATCACACAATGGTTCTTTCAAATCCCCACAACAATGTCGATGTCCGTGAAGGACAATTGGTCGAGTTCGAATTGAATCTCAATGTGAATTGTAATTACATCACCCATATGCTTTCAGAGGCATTTCCAGATGACGAACAACTTCTACACAATATTAGAGTGTTGGAAAATCTTCCAAATGAACCGTTGGAAATGTTTTGGGATGAATTCAACACGGAACTTCCGTGTTATCAAGGATTTATGTTTGATATGGAAGAGAAATGTATCAAGTTCGCGAGCGGAAATACCGAAGGCGAAATCAAAAATGTGTTTGATGCGGTATTTGAAGATATAATTCTCGGTATGTATAAAGTTGAATGTGCTGCCGCCAACGCAATTATATTCAAAGAAGACCAACCAGAATCAGAAGAATAAATCTACTATAATATATGGATATTGTATTGTTGGTGAAAGAATTAGATGATGTAATCGAAAAACTAAAAATGAAAATCATTCAATATGAAACTGAAAACAAACTTCTAAAATCAAAGATAATTCAAATGAAAGAATATATGGCTAATATTAAATACAAATAATCTATTTTTTTTTGGCTGCTTTGAGCTCTCTAGCTGCTGCTAATGCTGCTAGTTGTGCTTCCGACCTCGGTAACTTCTTTTTCTTTTTATATTTGAACTTAGGCTTTGGTTCGGGTTCTTTTTCTTCTTCTTCCTCTTTACTTGCTGATAATATTTGAGTTAGTAGTAATGAAAGTTCCGACTCTTTTGGAACATCAGTTTGAATTTCAATCTCTTCTCCCTCTTCAGTTTCTATATATCTTATATAATACCAATTTTGTCCTTTATCAGCATAGGACATACCCTCATTAAAATAGTAAGTCCGTGTATTATCTTCATAGTCGAATTCGACTTCAAAATCTTCATCATCTTCATCTCGAGTATCCTCATAATGTTTTCCATCTGATGCTAAAGCTTCGTGGAAATACCTTCCATCTTCTCCCGATTCATCATTAAAACCCAATCCTATATATTTTTCAATAATGTGTCGGTATTCTCCACCATAATCTACGTTGTAATAATAACTTAGAACTAACCCATCATATCTTTCATCAAACTCATCATCCATATCATCGGCTATCCCCTTCACTTCAGCATCACCATCTATTTCACCATCCTCAATCGGAAAAAATTTGACACCAGTTCCATCATAGACACTTATTGCTAAGTATTTGTTGTTACGGTCTAAATCTTCTATTACTACACCCGTCGCACCTCCCTCGGCAAATTTACTCAATAAATATGTTTGGGAAAATGGGTAATCAGCATCTTTCTCTTGGGCATCTTCACTCACACCATATTTTAATCTATCTTCAAACCTAGTTGAACCAGCCCCCTCAAATTCAAACTTACCTTCTGCTTCTATATATTTTTGACCATTCCATCTAAATCCACTATCAAACATATCCGACGCTGTGGATTGCTTTGGCTCAGGCTCAGGCTCAGGCTCAGGCTCAGGCTCAGGCTCTGCTTCAGCTATTTTGGTGAGAGCAGATTTATATTTTTCAACAAGTCGTGGCGGAAGTTCATCTACTGGAATCTCCACATAATCTTCTAGGTTGTTCATCGTCGCCATCAACGCGATGGATTGTTTAATTGCGTAATCGGACACGGAACTCTTTGGTTGTGTTCCTTTCTTCCGACCTCGCCCAGGCCCTTGAGGGACACCCGCTGGAGGCGAAGCACCTATTCCACTATCTTCGGTTTTTATTAAAACTTCATCTTTTTTTCTGCCTTGATATGGAGTTCCGATTCTGGGTTCAACATCCTTTCCTCCCGACTTAGGGTCTTCTTTCTTCAATCCTTTCTTTTCTCCATATTCTTTGGTAATCGAATCATATTCTTCTTCAGTTAGTTCAATATATCCAGTTTCTTCTTTGTTCCGATGATATAACCGTCCACTTGTCAAACTTTTATATAAGCCGCCATCAGCCTTGGATGCGAATAGCTTCTTGGGTTTGCCTTTACCATCCACTTTGTAGTCAGCACTAACTAACCTAAGAGCATAGACATCCCCTCCAAATTGAGTTGCTGGAATTGGTGGTTTGAATGGATAACCCCATTTTTCTAAATTCTTTATATTAAAACCTCTTGCTTTCCCTTCAGATTTGTTAAGAGTGCCTTTGACTCTTCCTCCCTTTTTTTCCTTTTTCACAACTTCACTCATATATATTAACAAATATTATAATTGATATTATTTCACCACTTGTCTTAAACTAAAAAAAAAATTGATTTAAAAAATTTATTACAAAATTCAATAGAATGTCTAAACTTGATAGATTTATTGAAGGTTTAAAAAACTATGGATTGACCTATGAAGATATAAAAGCAAATGGTTGGAAATATTGCGGTGGAGACTGGGGTTCCCATCTAAATTACTACCATCTGATGTTCAGTCCATCTGAGCCAACACTTCCTCACGCCATCGAATGTGTTTGTGGCCACGATATTATAAAAAATGGTTATATATGTGATGCGAAAGAAGAAGAGTTCTTAGTTCTTGGTTCGTGTTGTATTAAAAAGTTTATTGGCGGTCGGACTTGCGAGAAGTGCGGAGAAAGTCATAAAAGACATAAAACTAATATATGTAAATGGTGTGAAAAATACCGAGTTTGGTGCGACAGGAAACATAAATATAGATATAGAAAAACAATGTGGTGCGAAGGTGTTTGTAGCAGCAAAATTCCCGAGCACGAATGGAAAAAAAAATGTTTTCAATGTTATAAATTGGAAAAAGCAATGGATAGACTTACCAGTTGACTTTTCTGCTCCAATAGTTTGCCGAGTTCTTATCGTTGGCGGTTAGCTTACCCGCCTTGTTCCGAATACCTCCGCTTCGAGCTAGATATGATTTCTGCTGTGCTTTAGAAGCGCCTTTTCTTTTGTCGGTCATCGAGGCTGTTCCAAAATGTATTAATCTCTTGGAACCATTCTTCATCACGTAGACTTGTCCTTTCTTTCCAGCACGAGTGGATTTCATAGGTTTGTATAATGGTTTGTTATCTTTTTTCTTAGGAGGCATTTAATAATTACTTAGATATTTTAATTGGAATAGGGCCTCTTTCACCGTAGTATAATTGGTGACTTTTGTTTATTTTCTCTAATTGCTCATCAATCGATGATTGCGAGTCAGACTCGGAACTAAATCTTACCTTCTTTTTTTTCTTAGGTTTCAATGCCTTTAACAACCGTATCAAAAACTCTAGTATATTTGGAAACTTCATATATATATATAAAAATATATTATTTAGCTGAACCTATATTTCAACAAATCCTTTACCTTCTACAAATCTAAATTTAATCCCATATTTTGCCTCTTTACCAGTGAATGTATTAAATACATCTTTTTCCCCTTTCACTGGATATAATGCTCGTATATTACTATCTACATTTTTTTTTTGACCAAACATATCGAAAACTTGTTGTCCTTTTTTTTGAAATTTTAGTCCAGATTCTACACGTTTTGGAGATTTGTGTCTCTCTTTCAATCCATCGTGACCCATACTCGTAGAATATACATCGTATTCTTTGAAACCTTTTAAAAGTTCTCTCTTTTTAAGTCCTATAGCACCCATTTTTAGGTCTCGTAGTGGTGTATATTTAGAATCTGCTTTTTCTCCGTATCCCGAACCCCAGTCATAACCCATTATTGTTCGCTTCCAATCTTCTGTTCCGTAGTCGCTGCCGTAAGGATTGTCTATTTGTTCTTTAGTCGTATCAAAATGATATTTTTCCACATATAATTTACCACCGTGGACTTCGTAATGACCTCCACCATATGGAGAATTATGTTTAAAATACTCTTTCAATAGTTTTTGTTTCTTTAAATCATCATCACTCTGTTTTGTTGTAGGTATAATTCCACCGCTACCACCGCCACCAGATGCTGATGCTGGTGCTGATGGTTTCTTTTTTGCTGGTGCTTTCTGACCCAGAGCCGCGAGTCCAGCCTTTCTTCTAGCCTCCATAACAATCTCAGTATTAGATTTCTTAGGTGCTAGTGCTTTCTTTGGAGCTGCTGTGAAATCTTTCTTCTTTTCTTTCTTTTTAGCAATCTGTGCCTTGCCTAATTCTCTAACCTTTGCTTGGATTCTTGCCTTTTTAGCTGCTTTGTCTTTCATAACACCTTTTGCTTCTGGAGCTGAACGAGTAGTTCTATCAGAAGTTCCGACTTTGACTTTGCGTTTGTATTCGGTTGGTTCCGACTTCTTTGCTTTCTTTTTAAATTTAACCTTGTCGCCAGCTTTAACTCCGACGGCGGCTGCTGACTTAGACTTTGCTGCCGCAGCAACCTTATTTTTTCGAGAGGCTTGAAATGCCGCCATCATAGCAGCAGTTTTTTCTGTTTTGTTTGGGTCACGTTTTCCGACTTTACATCCGCCCTTCGGAGTTTCACCCTTTCTTCCGACTTTACATCCGCCTTTATTTCCACGAACATTTGCTTTTTTCTTTTTTGGAGGCATTGTTTTATATATATAGCTAATATTTTTTTACTCGATTATTTTTCTTTTTCTCAGCAATTGCTTTTTTCTTTCTGGCTGGACTAAGTTCCGACATTGTGGTTGGAGTAGCCTTGGTAATTCTTTTGGTTGGTCGGAAGATTTTGCCTTTCTTTCCTTCGTAGGTTTTCTTTCCATCTTGAGTTTTCCAATCTTCTTTAAACCATCTTTTTAATCCAGTATTCTTCGGTTTGGCGCCTGAGTAACTTCCGCCTCTCTTTTTATAATCTTTGACTACTAAACTTGATTTATAAGCTGAGTGTTTCATTCCAGCATACTTCGCTCGTGATTTCGCATATAACGCTTTATTTGTGGGTGTGGGCATTACCATTAGCCAAGATTTTTTTTCCTTTAGAGAACATTTCCAACCATTTCTCGGAACTTACTTTTAATGAATCTGGTTTAATCGGAACTTTATCAAGTTTCAATATAACTTCTTCTAAGTCGGAACATTCACATTTATCACAGAGTGGGTCGTCGGAACCGTGACAGCAAGCAACGTCTTCGACAATAGTCGGCATAGGGTCTAATACTAATCCAGAAGGAATTCCGACTAATTCACATTCAGACATTATTTCTACTAATGCCGACTTTTTCATTTTACTGATTCCACAAATGCTAGAGTCTTTACATATCTGTCTGAGTTCTTGAACTTTGAGTGTAAATAAATATTCTTTCAAATTCATTTATATATTAGTAAGATATTGTTTTTTTCTTTTTCAACATTGTTTTTTTCTTTTTGATTGGATTCTTAGGTTTATTTTTAATTCCATTGGTTGGAGTTTTTCGTTTCATTCCTTTGGATGTTTTTTTCATTTCACTTCGGTTAGCATCTGTATGATTATACATATGAGGCATAGTTATATAAATATAATAAGAAAATATTTCACTGAACAATATTAACAATAAAAGCATTTGTATCGCCGCTTGTGCCTTGATTATTTCTAACTTTAACTCGCAGATATTTACCCTTCTTAAAATCGTGGTATTGAATATTTTGAGCACCAGAAAAATTTAAACTTGTATCCGTGAACCAAGTTGAATTATCGTAAGACCATTCATTAAAAGCGTCCCACGAAGCATTTTGGGCTTCAATAAATGTTGTCACTCTTTCGCCATTATTTAACATTTCTACCGAGTTGGATGAACTCTCTGGCGAGCCATTAGCAACTAAATTCCCAGTCCCATATAAGCGTTGTGTTGCGGTTTTAGATTGAGCTGCTGATAATATTTCAACAGCGGTTTCAATTGCTTCACTATCGACTTTTATTGTATCCAATACAGCATCCATAGTCGTGAGCAATGTATTTGTCGCTTCAATATCAGTTTCAATAGTTCCGAGCTTTGTTTCAACATTACCCAAATGAACTTCAGCAGCAGCAAGGGTAGTTTGAGTGGCGAATCCACTGATATTACCAGAACTAATATTTACATTAACCTTGTTAGAACCGACGCACGCCTCTAATACATCGACGCCAGCATCAATATTTCCGAGATGAACTTCAGCATTTGTATTAATTACTTCAATTGCTGCTAAATCAACTACCAAGGCTGCCGCGGAAGTTTTAATAGCGTCGGTATCTGAGTCTATTGTGGTAAGAAGAGCATTCGCCGCGGTATGTAATACTTCATTTGCCGCTATATCGGTTTCGATTGCTGTAAGAGTAGTTTCCAAAGTATCTAATTTACCTTCAACTCCATCTAAATGACCTATGACTGTATCTTGTTTAGCTTCAGTTGAACCACCACTAGAAGCCGAACTAGTGACTCTGAGTTTCCCATCATCATCAACCGATAATGGAGTGTAATCGCCATCAGCAGCAAAATCCGCTTGAGAACTTTGTCGAACACCTAAGAACATAACCCCTTTCTGGCCAGAACTGTGCGCCGCATCTTCAGCCAGAGCAATATCATCTAATGCTTGAACTGCTGTTTCAATATTTCCGAGATGAGCCTCAGCATTAGTAAGCAAGACTTCATTCGCTGCGTGGTCGGTATTTGCTGCTGTGAGCAGAACTTCAATGGCTGCGGCGTCAGTTTCGATAGCGGTGAGTGTGGCTTCGAGAGTATCTTGATTAGCACTTAAATGGTCTAACTTAGAATTGGTGGATGTCTGAAGAACTTCTAATGCGGCTAAGTCTGTAGCACAAGCTGCGGTGGATGTTTTAATAGCATCAGTATCAGCATCAATGGTTGTGAGTAATGCTTCATTGGCTGCGTGGTCGGTATTTGCTGACGTGAGTAGAACTTCAATTGCGGCTAAGTCGGTATTTGCTGCTGTTTGTAAGACTTCAATTGCGGCTAAGTCGGTATTTGCTGCTGTTTGTAAGACTTCTAATGCGGCTAAGTCGGTAGCACAAGCTGCGGTATTAGTTTTAATATCATTTGTATCTGCGTCGATTGTTGTGAGTAATGCTTCATTGGCTGCGTGGTCGGTATTTGCTGACGTTAATAGAACTTCAATTGCGGCTAAGTCGGTATTTGCTGCTGTTTGTAAGACTTCAATTGCTGCTAAGTCGGTAGCACACGCTGCGGTATTAGTTTTAATAGCATCTGTATCTGCGTCGATTGTTGTGAGTAATTGTTCATTGGCTGCGTGGTCGGTATTAGCTGACGTTAATAGAACTTCAATTGCGGCTAAGTCGGTATTTGCTGCTGTCTGGAGTGTTTCCAATCCATCAACATATCCAGTTATAGCTGTGAGCGAACTTTCGACTCCATCCATATGACCGATTTGGGTATCTTGTTTTGCTTCCATTGAGGTAAGGCTGGCTTCCAACACATCGAGTTTGGAATTGGTTGTGCCTTGGAGAGTTTCTAATCCATCGACAGCTACAGTGATTGCTGAGGCAGTAATTTCGATTTCATTAACACTACATTCTAACCTACCACTAGCATCTAACTTAAGACGTTTAAAACCATCCCCAGCGGCATTCTCTGCGAGTAACACTTGACCTTGAATATTAGACATTTTATATATTAGTCATATATTATTTTTTGGATATTTTTTCTATTGATGTCGGAGGACATTTACATATTTTATGCCCAGTCTTAGGACATTTCTTTTTAGGTTTCTTTGTTTCTTCTTCTGAGTTTTGCTGTGGAGGTTCAATTGGAACATCAATTCTAATAATCACGGAACTATTTTCACTTAGTTCTGGATTACTCAAATCTGGATTTAAAATCTTGACTCGGACATTATTAATAATTGTATCTTGGTTAAGAACTTGAGTTATATCCGAGTTTGCTAATGGAATGAAATCTTGACTTGACAGAGATGTTTTCGGAACTACACCCAATAATCCGAGCGGGTCACCTTTGCTAACAATATCTTTATAAGTTGGGACTAAGTCGGAAGTTATCAAATAGTATCCAAATTTACTAAGAGTCGGAAGTTCTTCTGCTGAAATCGGAGTCGGTTTTGCTACTATATTAGTCATAGTAGTGTAGGTGTGAATTGAACCACCATATGATAATTGGTTTGTTCCAGCCATAGGCATTTGTCCTTTATCACTCGTCCCCTTATCATCGGTGTAGTTTTTTTGTAATGACGTTTTTGGTCTGTTCACATCAAAATTATTAAACACTTGAACACCGCTGACTTTAACTGAAGAAGCATTATATATAGGGTTAGGTGTGTAGTCGGAAGGATTAACTTGAGAAGATATAGTCGGAATTGAGCTGATATCTAATACAGTATCGGAAGTAATTCCTCTGAGTTTTAGATTAGTCGGCTTACAATATTGAACTATATTTTCATAATAAGCATCGTCATTGAATTGTTCGTATGAAAATCCAAGTTTACCCCACAAGGTTTTAGTTTTCCATATCTTCTTTGCTTTGCTCTTGGAGCTGAAGAAATCTCGGAAACTTGCGTGAATTGAATACTCCGCATCCTCAGTCACTTCGGGTCGGTCTGAATACTTCATCGCTGTTCCTTGGGAAAAATTATATACAATCACGCCGCCAGTTCGACTTTTTGGTCTTTGGAAACTTGATATCATTTGCTTGTGTTCGGCTGCCGTTCCAGTCTCTTGCCCTTCGACTGTAAAATACACTAGATTATCAGTTCCAGCAAATACTTGTTTGTCATCGTTGTAGGTTGGTGGAAATGTAATTCTTATTGAAAAAAACCCATCAGAATCAACGTCTGGATAGCCACCCCCCGTCCCAGAGTAAGATACTGATTTTGTTGCGGCTGGAACTATCTCAAGAATCTCACACGCCACTCCACCGAAACTTGATGATTTTGGTAGTCTGTCAGAGCTGTCGCCGTGCGGAGGAGCATCCACTGGTTCTAATTTAGCGCCGACAGTCATAAAAGACATTAATGCTACTCGGTTCAACACCGCCGAACCATCTAGATTTCTGTATCTTATAGAATCAATTATGTTAGTGCCTGGGGAACATCTTCCTTCAATAATTGCCGAAGATGTGTGGTCAGTCGTGAGATTATCTCGTCCATCTGCGCCCCAAATCGTTTGGAATTGACTGTAGGGTTGAGCATCGCATATCTGAGAACATCGTTTTAATCCGACTCCGACTTCTCCTTTATTAGTAATTGGGCTCCCTAAAATATCGTGAGTCGGAAGTCTCCAACTCGAATGAAGATTGTTCAAAGAAAATGCTGAGGTATCGGTGTCATATTGAATGTTGGCTTCTGGAGCACCAACCGTCATACTCTTTTCGGCTGCCCCGCCAACTTGGTAATCACTTCGAGCCTTACACCCTTGATTAGAATTTGTCAATCCTAGTGTTGGGTCGACACAATTATCTGTCGGAACAATATTGAACATCTGCTCACCCGCAATTGTATAAGAAAGGGCTATAGTCTGAAGAGTTAGTCCGTCGGGCAAACATCCTTCTATATTGTTATCCATCATATATCCAACATAGCCATTTCCAGCAATCTTAGTTGTGAAGTCGGTTCTGTTCTTTTTATTGATAGCTTGACGACTAATCCAACTTGTAGCGTAGTCGTAGGCCGAAATTAATGTGTGGTCTGGTATCGTTTGTCCGAATGTTGTTCTTTTTTTTGGGTCTATTTCACTTAAATGAATAGAGTCTGGCCCATCTCGGTAACCCAACGGAGCAATCGTTGTTGAGAATCCTTGAGTTCCTTGATTAATCATTCCATTGTAGTCGCCGGATATTAATCCCGAATCATATGGTTTGTTCGGAACTTTGCTGTTTGGATTTCCGAGTCCATTTAGTTGATTATTTATTAATGAGACTAATTGTTGGATTCCATAAACTCCCTTCGGAACTGTGATTGTTGCTAAGAGTGGTTGTGGAGAGCAATAATAATCAGTATCATCATTCAAAAATATATCGACATTGTTTTTAGCTTCAGTTCCGAGAGCAACTATTTCCCCAGCATCATTTTCGATTCGAAATCCAGAATCACCATTGAAGTTTGTCGCTGAGACTTTACACCCCAACGGAATATTACCTTTTTTATCATACACTCTTTGGCCGACTTTAACATTCCTGCCTGTAGGAAATGAGTAGAGAAGGGCGCTGACTCCGCCAACTTGGAATAAGTCGGAATTTAATATATTTACTGTGAAACTTCCAGACGTTCCCGTGTAAACGTTGCTGAAATTACCAGTTCCATTAGCATTAATAGTCCCATCAATAGCTTTGTGGATAAACTGTGCGGGTGTGGTGGAATCGCCAGTTAGTCTTTCCGTTTTCATACCAGTGATATTTCGTAGGAGACCTTGATTGACGACATCACTATAATTAGTTATGGTAAATGCGTCGGAAGCATTCGTAACTGAAAAAATAGCGTTTCTGGCTCCAACGCTGCTCGGCGGAGTAATTGATACTTTGATTGACCATTCAGTCGTTGTGTCCGGCACGGGCGGCGATGATAAAAGTAACGGAACTCCGCAACCACCAAATTTCAAAGAATCTAAGTGTTGATATGTTCCTTCAGTTATATTTCCAGCCATTCCCCACAATCCAGTTCTACCTTTTCCTCTACCAGATGTAACTCCACTAGCGGCATTATTGAGCAAATCTAAATATCCCCAAAATTGGTCATTCATATCGTGCTTGGAACCTCGTTTTGTTTCCAAAGGGTCTTGAACCACGGGTATTGGGTGTTCCATTTCCGATACGTAGGCATAATAATAAACAGATTCAGTTATGTCTTCTTCAAATTCAATACTCTGGCCAGTGATACCTTTTTGGTTGATGAATGCTTGATGGACTGATACCTCGGAACCCATAGGAGCGACGATAGTGTCATTGAGAGAATAATCATAAATGTTAGTTTGGTCTGACTCGCTGTCTTGAGCTGAGAATCTATTAACGTCTATATAATAGGATTTAGTTGGATTGCTCATTTATATAATGAGAGATAATTAAAAATGAAAAATAAACAATGATTAACTTGAAACCATCACACTAGTTCCCTTTGGAAGTTTCTTCACCGTAACTACTCTTGAATGCGTAATGTAGTAACTTACATCCATCTCACCTCGGTAGTCTGGGGCTTTGCCTAATTTATTGTCTGCTTCAACTGAGCCATCACCAGTTCCGTTGATTCGTGGCCTTCGTTTGTATTTCCAAATCAATGGGCTACCACTCATAATCATAGTGCCTCCACCAACAATCTGCGGATTGCCGTTGGACAAGTCAGCACCGAGCGGCTTGTATTGAGCCATAAGTCCATCTTCCATAGGAGCAATTCGCTGTCGTTCAGCATTAGGGTCGTTGTAATACATCGGTCTAGGAACAACTAAGTCTTCGCCCATAACCAATCCCATCTGATTGTATTGAGAAGCATTGTTCAAAACAAAGTTTGGATATAAATCTAATCCATTAACTTCGACATTGTATTCTTCTTCATCTACACCGTGAATAGCTTGATGTTGGAGGATTTTCCGAGCAAGACCCATCGAGTTTGGATTTGTAAATGTGATAGCGACATCGGTAAAAGCACCGCCTTGAGTGTTATCATTCAAAGTGACTGTGTTGTTTGTAACATCCACAGCATTAACAGTTCGTGGAGTAGCTAAGTAAGTTCCGACTGAAGCAAGGGCACCGATTGAAATATTTTCACAATTGATGTTTGTAATGACTGCGGCGTTATTACCAGTTCCTGATGCTACAACAGTTGAACCTTCACGTTTTAAATAATCAACGAATCGTTTAGCCATAACAACTGAATGAACTTCCTTACCAGTTTGACCTAATCTGTGTTCGACTTCTTGGAGTTCCTTTGACCTTGGAACTGCGGTGAGCTTCTTTTTAACTACAGCGATTTCTGGGAATTCAAATCGGTAACCACCTTGTCGAGTAGTTTGTTCCAAGAAGTTATTGATGACCGAAGATGGAGGAAGCATATAATCTACAACCAGCTGAACATCTGCGAAACCTACATCTGTGGTTGTGGCTGCGAATGGAGAACCAGTGTCGGCGCCAGCACTAACCAAGTAAGGAACTTTACCCCCAGCAGCTGCGATTGTCTGTGGAAGGTTAGTCAAGTTGTAAGCAAATTTATCTGAAAAATTCATTTCGAATTCAAGTTGGATGTTGTAGTCTGTGAACAAGAAGAGTGGAAGGCTTCGACCCTTGAGGCAAGGGAAAATCATAGAAAGTGGAACACCATATTTTTCATTGTTTGAGGTGGTAGAATTGATGGCGAGGGAATTGATAGCCGCATTAGTTCCGTTGTCAGCAGTTCCGAAGGAAGCGCCCGAATCATTTTCAACATACACAATTTGACCTTTACCAGTCGCATCAGTTCCGTTACCACGACTAACGGTCGCACCATCGAGAACTTTGAGTTCAAGTGAATTTCCGAGATAATGACCTAGAACATTACGTCGCTGTAATACCGACTTATTAAGATTGAGCATCGCGGCAATTCTATCAACATCTTGAGCATTCTGAACTTCGTAATCACCGATTCTAAGATGAGCATTCTTAATACATCCGACGGCGCCAGACCAAAGATTAAGTCGGAACTTATCTTCATTCGCACCAGTAAGATTTTTTAATTTAAAAGTAAGCATAGATGTGCCTTCCAAGAAGCCAACATTTCTAATAGTAAATTTAAATACTTTGGATGAATCAGTTGTAGCATTATTAGTTTCTACAGTTTCAGTTCGAATCTCGGACTGCTGAGGAACCTCTTTTAATCCATAATCAAGTAATTCGGCAATAGACATTTTATATATTACTAATATATTTTATTTTTTCAAATTCTTTTTTTCCATAAATACATTTGGATTATTGTTTTTCTTTTTTTTATGAGTCTTGGGTTTTTGTTCTTTGATTATATCGTATTCTTTCTCTGGCGGCGGTCTAGGCTTAGGGTCGTCTTTTACTTTACCATCAAATATCTTAGCAGATTTAGGTTGTGGTTTGTTCTTAAATGTGATATCGGGATAGAGTGAGTTCCAAGCTTTGAGTTCGATAGGGTTGTATCGTTTTGTTTTCATTTGCTGAGCTAGATTGTTTGACTTTTTAGCTTTTCTTTGATTAATGTGATGAGTTGAATTTAGGGAATTCATATATAACTATAAAAGAGATTATTTTTGGATAGTGAAATTGATAACACTACCACTAAGTCCTTCGGATATTTCATTAGTTTCTATATCTCGGATTTCTACATCAATATTATTGAGAACCATTCTGTTGTTATCCAAGTCTAAGTTCTTTTGGATGGATGGTTGAAAAGTTCCGACAACAATATCGCCAGCACCCGTATTAATCATTTTGCTATCTGAATATGGAGTCGGAACATCTGCGATAATAGGTTGAGCATAACCTGCTGCTTGGACATTACCGCCAGCACTCATCTTTTTACTTTGACTGTTCTTGAATGCTCGAATTGGAAGATTCTTTAAGAATATAGAATATGACTCATCGGTGTGTTGGTCAGCATCTTTCTTTGTTACTTTATCTACTTCCGATTCTGGTTGATTTGGATTTTTCTCCAATGAGGTATTAACGCCAACAAATCTAGCAATCTCGGAACTAAATTTCAATTGGTATGTCTGAACTAAAGTTGCTGGACTAGCATTTGATGCGGCGCCTATAGGTGAATTTACTCCAAGTTTCTCAAAGCCAGTTACTACCAAATTTTCCCAGCCTTCATCGTTAACTTGTGCTGAAAATATTGGACTGAATGGAATCTGACTGTTTGCTTGCTGAGCTTTTTGAGTATCATTCTTGGAAGCATCTACTGGTTGTTTGAAAAAACTGTATGTAAGCCAAGATGTATGGTTAGCACTGTCGTAGACTACATTGGATTTATCTATGAAATTTGATTGCGTGAGGTTATATATTCTGAACTCTAATTTGTCTTTATCGCTAGCAGAAAAACCTTCACCCCAATAGGTTTGAAGTCCAAGATGAATCGATGAGATTGATTCATCTGCTCCGCCGATAAGAGAAGAAAGCGGTGTGCTCCATATTTTTTCCATTCTGTTTATTTCGTTTGAAGGAAGTTCTAAGGCAAGACCCTTAGTTCCTTGATAATTTACACCTTTCCAGATGTTAAGTCTTTTCTTTTCCCCAGCGGCTATGTGAGGGCCAGACCCAGTTATCTCAATTCCTAAGTAAGCTTGAGGAACTGCTGTAGATAAGGCTGAACCCGCCACGGCTGATGTAACAGCATTTGTAGCATTAGGTTGATATAAGACTGGAATGTGAACACTTGTCCCAGACTCGGTGGTTTCAGATGCTGTAGTTCCGTGAGTAAATGAATTAACTGAAGCACCATTCGTCTTATAACTAGTCCAATCATCTTGATTGCTCCCAACAGCACTAGCTATCTCAAAAGAACCTAGTCCCAGGAAAACATTTCCGACTTGACTATCAACAGTCATATTTTGACTGAAAGTGATTAAATTATGATTCTCGGAATTATTAATAAGTTCCGAGGTATATGAAAAATCATAAGTTTGTTTCGCCATTCCATAACAATCATAGAATGGGTCGGTCGCATTTGTAGCTGAAGTTTTAACACAATCATCTCCAGCAGCATTCTCGTCCATTCCAAGAACGTGTTCGCCAGAAAGTCCAACCCATTGTGGTAATTGTAATACATCATAATCTTTATACAAACCTATAGCTATTGCTGAAGCATCGTGTCGTTCATATACTGGATTGTAGAGCATCATCTGCTTTGGAACTCCCGCGACTGCTCTAATTCCATAATCTGAATCAACATCGGGGTCTCCGCCGAATCGTTCAGAAATGACTTGTTCCAACTGTTTTGGAGTGTATCCCGTTTTGTTTGTAAGTGGATTAATAGTCGGAATTGTTATGGAATTGACTGTCATAACAGTGTTGGAGGTAAGTGTATCTGAAGGCAGAACTGAAGGCAGAACATCTTTCAAAATAACCTCGATTGTCTGGTCAGTTGTAAAATATATGGATGAATTTCTCTTGAATTTGGCGAAGTTCAAATATACTTTGGAATTTGCCTCTATTACTAGTGGTTCTCTGAATCTAACAGAGTAAGTGTGTCCATTTCCATCGGGCGAGACTAAATTTACTGAAGTCATATTTATATATATAAACATACAAAATAAAAATGGATTATAAATAAATTATCAAATGTTGGAACTCTTCATCGGGTTCGTCTTTAAAGTGATTTTTCTTCTTACTTAATTTTGGGTCTATTTTAACAAAACCATCATATCTTGGTTTCTTTAGGGACTTGACTTTCATTCTGATTCCTTGTTCGGCGAGTTGAAGTTTCATTAAGAGTTTTTTAGCTGGGTCTCGACGCATAGGTCTTTTTGTTATATAATACCTTCGTCCATAGTTTGCTCCTAATCTTTCACAGTCTTTTCGACCGATTTTGTAACCATTGTTGATTTTAAATATTTTCAAGTCCATAGTAATATAATGTTTTATTTTTCTAATTGTTGTCTAACTAATTGACTATGTATATCTGGCTCTATGCTACACTTGGATTTACAACAAATCGACATCTTACACACGAATCTTTTAAGCAATGAAAACATATTATTTAAGAAGAAAATAATAGAAATATTATAATGAATGAAGAAGAGTTAGAGACGGTTGGGACTGTAGTATGTTTTTTTTGTATTGGATTAACTTTATATTGTATTATTTGTTGGGACAGTTATCATAAACCAGCTACGAGTTTTGAAGATGACTCATAGTGCTTACATCGTTTTCACAAGAGTCTGAAGGTTGAGAGCCGCATTGTATTTGACAAAAGTCTGGACAAGTTCCGACTTATTTCGTCTATCAATTGGAAGCAAAGTTGAAGCAGTATTAACTCCTGAATGAACAGTGTTAGAATAATCTCGGTTGATGTAATTAAGTGAATTACCGACACCGTATGTGTAATCCACACCGAGTCCCAAGAGTTCTGGAAACAATTGATTTCCGACACCGTCTGTTGTTGCGACCGCAGCGCCTTCGATACGACCATCATTACCTGCTGTGTAGATACCAGCACTTCTATCTCGGTAATCCATTTCCAAGTTTTCTTTTGTTCTAGCCATATTAGCACTAGAACGTATTGATTCCATTCCGCCGAGCAATGCTCTTTCAAAGTGTTTTCGGATTTCTAAATCACCCATAATGTTTTCTCTCTTAAGCATCTGGGCTGGATTGATAGAACCATCGCCAAGCTCAACCAATGACTCATAGTTAGGTTGAACCTTGAGTGGGAAAGTGAATGGATATCTGAGGTTATCTTTCTTGTGTTCGATTTGTTTCATTCCCACTGGAAGTCGGAAGTTTGGTTGCTGGTATGCTAAGTTGTTGGTTTGGTCTTTATCCAAATACAAATTACACATCGCTTTTACCGAGTTGAGTTGCGGAGTGTAAGAGATATTATCTTGGTCTGCGTGGATATCGTTAAGTAAGTTGAGCTGAGAGTTGAGTGGAATCTGTGCTTGGTATGCCTTTAATTCTTGCGGAGTCGGAACAACGTAACGACCTTCGAGTTTCAAGTTTCTAAGAACATACATAGTATTGGATAAGTCCATAGCGGCGCTGGCGGTAGCGTCAGTGGCTTTGTTTCTGAATCGCTGGAACAAAACTGAACTGTCAGGAGCAAGGTGGAGAGTAAGCATAAGACCGTTGGTGTAAGCCTGACCCAAATGAATGTTACCAGACTGGAACAAATCAATATCCAACTTGAGTGAGAATGGAACACCGATTTCTTTGTTGTTGTTTGTTTTTAAATCTTGAGCTTTCTTGTCGGCACAAATTTGAATTCTTCGGTTGGTTTCGTGTGCGTGGGCACCTTGGGCTAATGACCGATTCGCGGCTACACCCCACAAATAATCTTCATCACAGTTAGTGTATGCTTCACGGAGAGATGCGTATGCTGGGTAGTTGTGGATGTTAATTAATTCAGTGTTTGTCTTTTTTGTCTGAACCACAACTTTATCAATAAGATTATGAACTCCACCGTGATTTGGAATATTACAAGCGGTTTCTTTTGCTATAGTTGCTCCATTTTCATTTTCTAATGCGGCATAGTTATCTGTTTCATCTGCTTTTTTTGCTCGGAAAGCATTGTCTGTATCTTGTTGTTTCAATATAAATTGACCAGTTAAAACTAGCGACTTAGTTTCTAAGAGTTTCTCGACTGCTGGAAAAGAGAACTTAATAATTGGATTACTTTCTTTGAATGAAAAACCACCAGCAACACCGTTAGCATTGGAACTCTGAAGTGGATTGTCGTTAAGTGGCGATATCTGAAAATAATTCTTTTCAATAGGCATTTTATATATTACTAAAATATTTTAATTATAGAAAAAAATTACTTTTTACGGATTAAAAATCCAAGTTACTAGACTTACAAAATAAGTTGAAGATTATCTTTATTAATCATTATAGTTTTTACTGAAAATACGAAGTGAATCATTCGGCAATTTCCTACAGCATAGGCAATAGTTCCGCCATCTTTAGCAGTTTGTTGGTCTCGTGAATTGCTGAATGTAAGTCGGATTTGTGGTTCGGCATCTTTGAGATTGTATACAAATTGTTCGCCTCGAGCGAGTTCTCGTGCGTGAAGGTAAGTGTTTGTGTAATCACAAATATTACCTGCTCGGCACTCTCCAAGTCTTTTCACGTCTTTTCCGATTGATTTGAATGCTTTGACTAATTCATTCATATTGACTACCTTGTCTTCCTTTGCGTCTGGGTTGTATGCTTTGAGTGGATAGAGTTTGTTGTTGATGAAATATTGGACTGAATTAAGCATAGTTTGATGCGGTGGCTGACCATTGAAGTAATTTGGAGAATATTTATCATTTTCTTTTGCGACTGAGATGTAGTGTGTGAAGATAGACTTAGCAGCTGATGCTACCGATGTGATATCAGATTGATGGCTGAGTGATGACTGAGGGAGATTGTCTAAGAAACAATCCCAAGAGATGTAATCGAACTGAGATTCCTTGATGATGCCTTTCATCATTCCTTGTGGCGGAATAACTTGGAGAACCTTGAGCTCAACATTCTTGAGTTTGTAGGTTGATTGAGTGTCTGGGTTTTGGAAGAAAATCTTCACAGTAGTTGAAGCTGCTAGTTTCTTGGTTCCTCCAGCAGTTGCGTCGGCAGTAACTGTGAGAATAACTGCTCCAGTCGTTGATGGAGTTCCATCTGTTTGAGAAAATTCACGATGAACGGAATCGACTGTGAAATTCTGAGCGGTTGTTGTTCCGCCGGTTCCTTGGGCAACCATCTTAGAACCTCGAACAATTCCGAGAACAGCTGGGTCGTTGACTTGAGCGCCGCTAATCAAAACATTTCTTAAGTCTCGAGCGCCTTTACCACCAGTGGCTGTAACATTATCAGCTAAATCTTCAACAGCAATACCATCAGCGAGACTCTCGGCAGTAACTGTGGATGTCTGCGAAGCTCCATCGGCAACTCGCATTCGAGTCATAACACGTTTATCCTCCGCAAAAGTGATTTCAACCCTAAGACCTCCGAAGAGAAGAATCGGAGTGAGTTTTTCCGAGACACCGAAATGAGAGAAGATTCCCGACTTAAGTGGAACACAATACTTCCGAGCAGTAAATTTCTTAGCACACATTTCAGGGTCAACATCGGCATTTTGGTCAGCACCAGACACTACACCGCTGCCCGATGAGATTTGACTGAAAAGCATAGAACCTAAATCTAATGTGCTTCGAGCATCTGTTGCCGAAGAGCCACGCTCAGCCAAAGCATTTCTTTTGTTGGCTGGTGTTTGGACACAAGAGTAAGCTCGGCATTCTGGGTCAGTGCCGTTTTTAAGTTGAGAGTGGGCATTGTCTTCTTCCATATATTGGTTTTCAATAGAACTCCACAAGGAATAGTTAGTAAGTGATTCGAGCAGCTGACCGTTTGCTAAACTGAATATATCCATTCGGTCGATGACCGATGAAGCGCCAGCCGTTGCTGGGAAATTACAGACTCGGCTTTCTGGACAAGTATTAAGAATATCGAACGAAAGGTAAGAATCTTTTCCTTTAACAAATCCGATATCAGGATGGATTGTGAAAATGGCTTTTTGTTCCGAGGTGAATTCGGTTCCATTATCAGCAACAAGAGCTATAAATTTTGAATTTTCAGCGACAGACATTTTATATATAACTAATATATTTTATTTTTCTAAATTAAAATATCTCTAATTAATATAATGTCTTTGAAAGAAATAGTTGAACCGATTTATACTCAAATTGATAATAGAAGTGCTCGAATAACTAATGTTGTGATAAAAGGAATTGATGATGTTGCTACAGCTGGAACTAACACTCTTGGAGCTGCGGGGAACTTACTTGCTTTTAAGATAGGAGACTCGGCTGGAGCAAATACCGCCTTAGATATAGTGTCAACTTCGGCATTGGATACTAGAGATACTGGTAATGGAGTTCGAACTGTCCGAGTTTCTGGTTTATTCTATGATGCTTCCGACTCTAATTTCAGAAAACCACGAGATTGCGTTTTTAAAATGAATGGAACTACCATAGTAAATACTGGTTCTGGAGTTGTTTCTGGAACTAATTTGTTCTGCGCTGTTACTAAAATTGAGGTAGTTACTGCTGGCTCATCATTGTGTAATGTCGGAACTATTACTGCTAAAGCAACGGGAACGTCATCTGTTTTTAATATTCTTCAGCCAGGGCATTATTCATCCAAATCGATGTTCTATGTTACTGGTTCAAAAGAACAATTACTATTAAAACAAATCCATATTTCTAGTTCTATGGCTACAGCCGCTACGATTGAAATTTTCGAACAAGATATTGATAATGGTTTGAAGATATTAGTTGATAAACTATTTGTGGGGAACATACACTCGGATATTACTCGACCTTTGAATCACAAAGTCGGTAATCAAAAAGCATTGTATGCTACAATTGCTAACTTAGAAACGGTCGTCGGAACTAATCATATAT